GCCACCATGACCGGGAGTTTGATATACCCGTTGGCGGACAAAAGACCCAGAAATTGCCCCAAGTTCGGGGCGTGATTCGATTGCGCGCCGGGCGCAACTTGAAGTGCACCGCCCGTGCATTCAATCAGCACCCAGCTTGCGAGCGTGGCGTTCCAGACCACCATACAGCGTCCATTGGCGATGATCTCGCCGCCCTGCAAGGCGCTGTGAGCGGCACCCACAAGGGGCGACGCACCCAGGCCATTGACGTTGAGCGTGGTGGCTCCGGTGTTCGCTGCTGCGGCTTTGAACCATAGGACCATGCCGTCGGTCAGCGCGGTGACGGCCGGAGAGTAGGCGATCACGGCTGCATTGGCGACGCCTGTGTCGGTGGCGTAGCCATACTTAGCGCCAGCCAATTGAAGGGCGGTTTTGAGGTTGGACAGCAGCGTTGCCGTGGTGCCGTCGTCGGTGGAATTCGCGCCTGTCGTATCGGCGATTAGCTGCGCCAGCACGGCGGCCATAATCGAGGACTGGCGCCAGGTCTTGTTCAGTTGCGCGCTGTTGGCCACGCCGGAGGCATAGCCCGTTGACAAGGCGCCAAGCGCGGCGTAAGCGGCCTGCGTGACCACATTGGCGCCGCCTGCAGCGGCAAAGGGGAGGAAGTCGTTGGAGGCCATTGGATTCCTGTGAGTTGAAATAAAAAAGCCCGCTGAATGAGCGGGCGCGGTAGGAGTGGGCTCGGCTAGATCGGCACTGACCAAGACCCGGTATCGAAGCCGGCGATACTTGCGTTGGACAGGTCAAAGCCGAACAGCGGCGAGTTGTCCACCGAGGGTTTTTGATAGCTGATGCTCACGCCTGCCGGCTTGAGAAACGAGAACCCGTTTTTCAGCAGCGCGGTAAAGATCACCGCGGGTGGGGCGCCCACGATGTAGGCGCTCATGCTCATGTCCTGGTTGTCGACAGCGAACAGCGTTGTCGAGCTGCCAGCAAATATCCCGGACATGATGGCGATAAAACTGGGCATCGTCCCGTCCCAGTGGTTCGCGCCTATCTTGATGCGCAGCATGGCGCGGTACGTTTCATTGTCCAGTGAAGTCAAGCCTTGAGAGGGATCGAACGGACCCTGCCAACTGCCTTGGTCGAAACCGAGCCCCGCCGTGTCGAGAGAGAAATAGACACTTAGCGGGACATTGATGTTGCGCGAGAAACCGATCCACTGCCCGATGTCATCCAACTGCACTCCAACGGCCGTATCCAGATCAAACGCCTCGTTGATGGATGCCGCGAATGTTTGCGCATCGGAGAGCGCGCCAGCGACCGCCTGCACCATGGCGACAAACTTGGGTTTATTGGCATGCTCTGCAGTAATCAGCGCCGTGTATTTGTCAACTGCGGCCATATCAAACCACCGTCAACACAACATCCGCCACAGCGCAGGTCGCGTTCTGGTTGAACGCCACCGCCACATCGGCATTGCCAAGCGCCGCCGGCGTGGCGCTGATCTGCAGTACCGTCACTTCGTAAGTGCCCGAGCCCGCCCCGCCGCTCAGTTGCGCGGGAACATACAGCCGCGTGAGGAACACCGACTGGCCGATGGGTAGCGCGTTGATATAGGCGGCCACGGCGGCTTGAATCTGCGCACCGATGGCCGAGGTGTAACCAGCGAGTGCGTGCACCGTGATGCCAACCGAGATCGGTACCGCCGTGGGCACGAAATAGCGGATCGTGTGCGAAATTCCGATGCTGTCCACCACCTGCTGCGACGTAGTGCCGTAGGTGTAGGCGCCGGGCGTTTTCTTGTTCGAGATGGCCGCGGCGATATCCAGCGCCGCGCCGCCCTGCACCACGGCCGCAATGGAGTGCGCGGGAAGGCCGTTGCCATCCGTGCTGCCGCTGTCGTTTTCGTAAATCACGGCCTGCGTGACGCCCGCGCATTTTTCCACGGCGCCCAAGATGCCGGCCAGGATCGTGCTGGACGGCAGCGCCACGCTCTGCCCTTGGCGCACGCGCAAAGCGGCATCCGATTCGACGGGCGCGCCGGCCGAGGCCGCGCTGGCGTTGGTGACGGATTGCCAGCCATAGGCCGGCGTCTGGATCAGGGTTACCGTGCCGATGGTCGCCGTGATGGCGCCCAGTGCGGTACAAGTGGCTGTGACCATGATCGAGCCGCCCGCAGGAATCACCACGGTCGCGGGCAGTGCCCACTGGTTGTTGTTGCTATCGGCCACCACGCCGTTATTGATCGTCGTGCCGGCCACACCGGTGAGCGTGACATTCACCGTGCTGGCGGTGGCGATGTTGCGCGCGATGCCGTTGATCTTGATGTTGTTCGACAGGCCGTTGCCCTGCGCCGTGGCTGGACCGAAACTGTTGTAAGCGGCCACCGTCGCGGCGTTCGCATCATTGATGGCCGATGCCACGATGCCCAGGAACTGCCCATCCTGAGAATCGTTGCCCAGGTACACATCGGCGCCGTAGATCGAGCGGTACTGCGTTTGCAGGTAGGCCAGGATGTCGGAGAACTGCGGCGCGTGGATGCCGTTCGCATCGATGGTCGGGGACGTGGGAGAGGTCATTGCGTCACCTGAATGGTGGTCTGTCCATAGACCGTGTTGATCGTGGCGTTCACGCTGAGCGTGCGTGCATTGCCGTCAAAATTGCTGCTGTAGCTGACAATCTCGGTCACGCCCGGCGTGCTCAGGATGCGCTGCTTGATCGCCGCATCCGGGTTGCGGCCGGTCAGGTTCTTGCCCAGAATCTGCTGATCCCATGGCGTGCCGTCCGTCACGCCGATAAACCACTCGCCCAGCCACAGCGCCAGGCGCGTTTGCACCGCCTGCGCGACGGCTTGCGGGCTGTTCACCAGAAAGGCGTTTTGGCCCAGCATGTAGTCGCCGTTCGCGTCGAGTTGTCGGTAACGCATCGCTTCCCCTAAGTCGGTGCGCCGGTGGTGCCGCCGCCCGTTTGAACGCCGCCGTGCGTGTGCGTGCTGCCCACAGCCTTGCCGTTGTTGCTCAAGGTGCCGGTGATCGCCACGTTGCCATTGATGGCCACATTCGGCGCTGTCAGCGTCATCTGGTGCGTGGCCGGGTTGATGTCCATGAAGGCCACGCCGTCGTCGCTGCGCAACTGCACGGATGCCGTGCTGACGCCTGAGAGCACGCGCGGCTGCGAGCGCACGCCGGGCAGCGCGAAGCCGTCGGAGAGGTTGTGCATGCGGAATTCGGCCTGTCCCTGCACGCCGCCCAGTTGCCACCAGGCATCGATGCAGCGCGAGGCGAACACCACCAGGCATTCGTCGCCGGCCTTGACCGGGAACGTCAGCGTGCAGCCGCCGCCGCTCGGGAAAAACACCGGGCAATCGAGCAGAATGGGCAGATTGATGGAGGAAAACGTGCCGTCTTGAGCGCGCACCGTCCCGCTGACGCTGGGCTGCACCGTGCAGGTCATCGCAACGGCGTTGAAACTCTGGATAATTCCAGGGAGCGCGGTCCAGATGTTGGACTGCGCCGCACCGAAGGCGAGTTTGAATTCCTCTTCCTCGTTGCCAATTCTTTCGCGTCTGTCCATCAGGGGGTTCTCATGAAGAAACTGTTGATCGTTTTGCTGGCACTTTTTGCGGCATCTGTTTTTGCGCAAGACTTGAGGCGCCCCGAGGTGATTCAGGTCTACATGCCGTATGACGGGAAGACCGGGAAAACATATCCAATGGGCGCGGCCCTGTTGATCGTCTATCCAGAGCGCAAATGTCCGTTCGACGATCTTCCTGGCAGCGGAAACATGGTGGCGGCAACCATGAACACGTCGCCGCTGTGCGCCGCGGCAATCAATGGCACCGTCTATATCGAGGGCCCACACTATGGCCCGAAGCCGTTTCCCAACCTGCTTTTCGCATTTGCTCAAGCGAACCAGAACGATACGTTCACGATCAACCAACCGGGCTTCGATAGTGAGAAAATGGCCGCCAAAATGATGCAAAACAGAAGCGACGAAATGCTCCGCAGCCGACCCGGAGCAGCGCTTCCACCGCGGGGCAGCAGCAATTAACCGTACCTCTTGATCCTGTTCACAAACTCCTGACCGGCAGAAGATTGCTGGTGTTGCAGACTCGGTGGAGGCGTCACGTCAATTGACAGGCAAATCAGGTCGGTATACCAATCGTTTCCGCGCGTGTCGCCGCTGTGATTCGCCACCATGACGTAATAAACGCCGTCAGCATCTGTCTTCAAAACATTCTGCGTCATCAGGTTTTGAGCCGTCTGGCTTAGCGCCAGGTTGTAGCGATACTGCTGAACGCTCGCGTTATTGATCTGCACCGCCTGCCCGATCTTGAGATTCGGATTCAGCAGCGTCTTGATCCGAATGCCGTTTTGCGTCTGCTCGGGCAGGCCAATCATGCCGGTGGTG